GTTCTCTGAGTTTGGTGAATGTTTTAAGATCAGCCTCATTCAATTTTGCATTTGATCCTAATTGTGCACCAACAAATGTTAAAGTTTCTTGGAGGTTTTTAGTGTTTAAAGCAGCATCCATGGAGGTAGCTGCAATATTGCCTAGTTCTCGTCTAACGTTTAGGGCCTCGGAGTATGTTAAATTAAAGTCTTTAGCTAACTTTCCTGCTCCATCATCTGTTGCTTTAAGGGCAGCAGTCATTTGTGTGATAAAGCCAAGAGCAAGGTTAGCTGGGTTTAGAAGGCCTGATTTGATTTGTCCACCTATATTTTTAAAGGCAGCTCCCATTCCACTAACTGCTGTTCCTCCTTTTCTAATGTTTCCTTCTGCTTCTTTTAATGCTTCATTAGCATCAAACATGTTACCTAAAATAGGTATTTTAGATATTCCTTTTAAAGCTCCCCCAAGTATCCCTGTTTTTTTCTCAATACCCTCCGTTAATTTAGATTCTTCATTTAACAATTTGTTAGTTTCATGGAGAATAGAATCTTTTTCTTCTAAAAGACTATTAATGTTATTATATACGGTTTGAGATTGTGCAAGTTTTTTAATTTCCTCCTCAGTTAATGTATCTTTTTTAGATAAATCATCAATTGTTTGAGCAAGTGATTGTTGGTTAGATTTAAGTTTATCTTTTTCAACTCTATATTGTTCTTGTAAGGATTTTAATTGTTTGGAAGATAAAGAAGATAAACCTTTTTGATGTTCTTTTAATTTTTCTGAGATACTAGAAAGGGAATTAATGGAAGATTTAGAGGAGTTTATAGTATTTTTATAACCCTTCACCTCATCTAAAATAGCTTTCCATGATTTGGTAATATCTCCGATACCTCCATCCATATCATGGAGAATATCATTGGCATTTTCTAATTCATCTTTTAAAACACCAACATTATCTATAAAGTCTTTAGCTTCTTTTCCACTAAAGGGGTTGGCCAAACCTATTTTTTTATAGGCCCTTTCAATGTCCGAAAGGAGCTCCTTTATTCGTTGGAGTTCTTGTGAGTTTGGACCTTGTTGTTTTGCCATTTAATATTTTATTATAAATATTGAAACCTGCAGAGTTTTATTTGTACTTTGCAGGTTTCTTATATTGTTCACTAGCTTGTAGGAATTCTGGGGTGTTTACTTTTCCTGATGGGTCTATTAGGTTCTTTTGTTTACCCCCATTTTGGGAATTGTCTATTTGTTCTTTTTGTTTGGTATAGTATTCTTGTATCTTATTGAATGTAAATTTACGTAACCAAATAGGCATATTGTATATAGTATTCCAATCATATCCACCTTGTCCATGAAAACATATTTCATGTATTTGTGTAAAAAGCGCGGCTCTAGCCTGGGGTGCTATATCAAATGTCAGGCCAAAAAAAGCTAACCCCAATTGGGATATTGACTCCAACCCCATCGTCACTGGGAAAGAATGTTAGATCCACGTCTGGTTGTAAATTTTTAATATATTCTCTTAATGCACGAGAATCTTTTGCTAACAGATAGTTGTCTACAAAATCACGAATATCTTTTTTCTCCCTAGCACCCTCAACTGATGTGATAATGTATTTCAATCGTGTGGTCAAATCTGATGATACTTCTTTGTTGATTTTCTTTAAACCTTCAAGTTCACGGTTAATATCCTGCTCATCTTTATGTGTTAAGAAACGAAACGTTACGCGGTTACCAGAATGGGGTAAAACAAACTCAAACTCGTTTACTTTACGTGATTCAATTTCTGGTTTGAGAGGTAAGTTTTCTAGTTGGGATAAGTCTATTGTGTGAGATTCTCCGTCGTAATCAAATGAGTAATCTTTTCCATAACCTAAAACACGGGCTGCAACCATAATTGCATTCTTGTCTCCAATTAACAATTCATCATAATTGATTGGGGATACGATCAATGCTTTCATCAATTTGTCTAGCACTGTTCCATTTTTAATGTAGGATTGGTTGGTAAGAATATCCTCGTGTTTAGCTGTCATGTAGGACATTTCAACTACTCCTTTTGATAATTCGGATCCTTCGGGATAAAGTAAACCTTTAGAAGGCAATTCAACAGTTTCTGTTGGAAGTTTAAATTCACTCATAGATTTTATTTTATTATAACTTTATTTATCATATATAAATATATTGAAAGATAAGAAGCCTACCTAAACTAGGCAAGCTTCTTTTCAAAAAATTTAAAAATATGTTGGTATTCGAATTATGCTTTTTAGAAATTCAATACACAGTAATCTGGCTGAACTGTCATAGTAATGTTTGTGGCAACTCCATCATCATCCCAGCTATAATCACCAAATGTGGCACTAGTAATCATGGCTCCTTTAACGATCCATTCAGAAACGATATCTCCAACTGGTCCTACGATATTGAATGTCAAATCTTTCTTGTAGAAATCAGAATAACCATCTCTACCTGTTACAGATTCGTGATGTAAACGAACCCATTCCATTACTGCTTGAGCTCCACTTGGAGTGATTGGATCAAACAATGTAAAATCGATAGTATTCCATGTTGTTTTTCCTTTTACAAAACGTTGAACGTTAATGTGGTTAAGAGCAACAGCTGTTTGTGATAAAGATACAGCACCCATTCCTTTTACCATATAAGATGGAATACCATCAATGTATAGAATAAATCGGTTGGTTTGTTTTGGTTCAAAAGCCGTAAAAAAGACCTCATTAGGATCAAGAATAGCCATAATTTTTTTAATTTAATTTGTTTATCGATGATACATATATGAAATAGAAGGAAAATGTACCTAATTTTTACTTTTATTTCTATTTCCTGTTTGATCTACATATCCAAAACTTTTTGCTATTTCTGTTGTTTTAAATAGGGGTTGGAGGTTGGTGTAGTGGAAGCATTCTTTTTGTTGATCCAAATCTATTAAATCAAAGGAAGCACAAGGTTTGATATGATCTACTTCCCAAATTTCTCCGTGATTTTTCCAAGACATTTCTGGGAGGAATTGGGTTGAGATGTGTTGTTTTAGGTAATCTAAGGAGCAATCTAAAAGTTGGATGATATTACTATTTTTATATGTTTTGTTCTTCTTTAAAACTTCATTTAATCTATTACCTAATATAATTCTTAATTTATAATTTGTATCATTTTCCCATTTATTTTTTCTCCAAATCTTAAAATACTCTGCATTATTACGTCTCCATTTATTGTATGTTTGTTTTGTTTGGGTAGGATTATTTTTTTGGTAAGCTATACTTTTTTGATTAACTTTCTGTTTGTTTGTTTGGTAGTATTTTTTGCTGTTTAATTGGTATTTTTCTTTATTTTCTTGATAGTAGAGTTGATTGTGTTCTCTTTTAAGGTTATTGTATTCTATTCTACATAAGGTGCAAATATTGTTGTATCCATCTTTGGATGATGTTTTTTTATAGAAATTTGAATATTCTTTCTCTTGGAGGCATTTTGTACATTTTTTCATAATATGTCGTTTGGGTCCATTATACATATTGAGAAAAACAAAAAGAGTGCAATAATTTGCACTCCTTTCCATATTTAGTTTTCCAATTTCCTATACTGGGAATGTTGCTCCTGTTGGTTGAAGGATAAAGTCAAGTGCTATAAATTCTGCTGTGCGAGATGGTTGAACATAAATTTGACCAATCAATTGATTTCTATCTACCACATCAGGTGTATTGTTTGATTCATCCATAATCACTTTAAACGCATACAAACCTTGTTTTTGTTGGATTGTAGTTAAGTATGGGTTTACACGAGATAAGAAATTGTTACGTGTTGTGATTGTGTTTTGTTCAAATACTAATGTATCAGCAATTTGTGCAATATATGCTTTCAATTCAATCATCAATCTTCTTACGTTAATTCTATCTAAAGCAGAAGCACCTTTTTGTAGTGTTTTCTGTCCAAATACAGATACTCCTGTTCTTGGGAATGTTGCAATTGGGTTGATGTTGTTTGAATACAATGCATCTCTATCTGCTTGAGACAATTTAGATTTAGCGGCGATTACTGATGAAAGACCACCTCTATTGATACCCGCTGGAGCGAACCAAGGAGCAGATACTTTATCGTTATAAGCGTAAACACCTGGGATTAGAGTTGAAGCAGGTACGAATACTTGTTTTCCTGTTCCCGGATCTACTATGCGAACCCAAGGCCAGTAAGTAGCAGCATATGAAGTATCTCTACTTGTTGCTTGTGTTATTGCATCACCTAATATTCCACTGTAATCTACCATATCAACTACATATAAATTATCTCCTCTATTTGTAGTGTTTGTGATAATTGTTGAGATAGTTGCTGTGTGATGTTCGTTGATTAGACCTGGTGTAGATAAAATGTTGAATTGGTAGTCATCTTTGTTAGCTAACAAATTAACCATATTATCGTAGCATCCTGCTGTTAATCCTTGTGTATTTGAAGAGTTGATTGCTTCATAGAAATTAGCACCACCCATTACAGTACCTGTTGCTCCACCAAATGAACCAGATCCATTAATTGGAAGTGATGCAGTATAAGCAGAAACAGGTTGTCCGTTATTGTCTAAATAGTTTGGTGTAGGTGTTACATTTTTAACACGTACATATCGTGATTGGTTAGCAAATGAACCTGTAGTGATTTCGATTTGATTTGTAGTTGAACTATATTCTACTACTTGGTCTCCAATTACTCTAGAGATAAAACGTGATGAATTTGGATCTAAACTAACGTTGTTCCATGTTTCCAATATTGCTTTATTGCTATTTTTGTCATCCCCTCGTCTAATCAATACATTAAATGTTCCAGATCCAGTATTTGAATTTGTAATTTCCCATCTAACGTTATCTTTTGAACCAGAAACAAGTGAACTAGATACTTCAGCACCACCGTTGTTCATGATAACTCCTTCAGAGATAGTTTCTAAAGCAAATGAAGAAGAAGCAGCATTTATATAGTTTGAAACAACCGAACTTGTAGCAGGAGAAAATGAACCTGTTACAACACGAGTAACAATCAATGAAGTTCCTCCATTTTGGAAATAATTGTATGCTGAAACTGATGTTAAATATGAGTAAGTATTGCTACCGCTCATTAAAACATCTCCAAATCGGTTTACGTAATCTGCGTATGAGGTAACAAGTGTAGGAATTTCAACTGGTCCCTTAACTGTAGGTCCAACGATAGCTGCACCAGCTTGTACAGGTTGTCCTGTTAAAAATGTGTTGTCTATTTCACTTGTAGTTACTCCCGGGGATACTGAGAAATTTGCCATTTTAATATATTATATTTTTATTTTATTATAAATATTGTTTTTTCTGTTAAAAACTATTTTTACCCAAAAGAAACTCCAGTTGGTAATATATTGAAATCCAAGTAAATGAATTCTGATGTTTTAGTTGGTTGTAAATAAATAGCACCTATCAATTGGTTATTGTCTATTGTTGTAGGTGTATTGTTTGTCTCATCCATAACTACTCTAAATGCATATAAACCGTTTCTTTGTTGAACTGATGATAAATATGGGTTAACTTGGAGTAAGAAGTTGTTACGCGTTGCAACTGTGTTTTGTTCAAATACAAGTGTATCTGCAATTTGTGTAATGTAGTTTTTAAGTTCAATTAATAAACGTCTAACGTTTACACGATCGAGTGCACTTGCTTTCTTTTGTAGTGTTTTTTGTCCAAATACTACAACTCCAACATTTGGAAATGTTGCAATTGGGTTTACATTTGCTTCATATAACGTGTCTCTGTTTCCTTGAGTTAAATATCTTTCAGCCATTATTACTGTAGGCATTAAACCACGTGTTGTTCCAGCAGGTGCAAACCATGCTTCAGCAGCATTATCGTTAAATGCATATACACCAGGAATCATTGTTGAAGCAGGTACCCATACTTGTTGACCTGTTCCCGGATCAATTGTACGAACCCAAGGCCAATATGCAGCAGCATATGAAGAATCTATACCAGATGCTTCTAAAGCAACAGATGATACTTGAGATCCGTATGATTTAAGATCAAATACCAACATTGAATTTCCATTATTACTGCAAACAGAATCTAAAAGACTAATAGTTGAAGTATGAGATGAAAAATCATATATTAACCCAGGTACTGTGATAAAATTAAATTTATATGCATCTTTGTTAGAGAGCAAATAAATAGAATCGGTGTATTCTGATGCTGGGATACCTTGTGGTAATGAATCACTAATATTTTCATAGTAATTACCTGTACCGTTTGGTAGGTTAGAACCAAATGCAGCTCCAAATGTTCCGCTAGCGGCAGTTGGAATAGATGCTGTGTATTGTGGTTTTGGGTTACCTGAATTATCTAGGTAATTTGGTGTGGTAATGTTAACTTGTTTTACTCTAACATAGCTTGAAGCATTTCTGTAACTTCCAGATAATTGGATATAGAATTCCCCACTATCAGAGGCTACATTTTCAGCTTGGTTACCAATTACTTTCTCTATGTAGTTTGAAGATAATGGATCTAAAGATAATGGGCCCCATGATTCTAGAATAGAAGGGGAGTTTGTTGAATCGTTTCCTCGTCTAATCAACAATGAAAATGTTCCGGTGTTGATATTTGGAGAAACAATTTGCCATCTAAAGTTATCTGCTGATCCTGAAGGTAAAGTACCATCTGCGTTTAGAGGGCTAGTGCTGTTCATGATTTGTCCTTCAGATAATGTCTCTAGAACAAATACACTGTTTAAAGAACCCGAATCAGGGATAAATGAAGAAGTAGCAGGACTCCAATGAGTACTACCACTTACTACTCTAGTTACAAGCAATGAAGCACCTCCATTCTGGAAGTAGTTGTATGCTGAAATTGATGTGAAGTATGAGTAGGTTTGGCTACCACTTAAGAATGTATCTCCATATTTGTTTAAATATTCACTATATGTTGTTACAATAGTTGGGATTCCTACAGGTCCTTTAACTGTAGGTCCTATAATTGCTGCTCCAGCTTGTACAGGTTGTGTTGTAACAAACGATTGATCGTTTTCAATTGCTAAAACTCCTGGGGATATTAATATTTCTTGTGGCATTTGCTATTTAGTTATAAATATTATAGAGATGATGTAATTTCACCTGTTTGTGGGTTGAGATTAACTCTCCCATATTTTTCAAATACGAGTTGAGTGAAATCTTGTTCTTTTTGAGATACTTCGGATAAAAAAGCTTTGGCTTTTTCTCGTCGTTCTTCAAGTTGGAACTTGATCAGTTCAATTTCACCTAGCTCATTGATTAGAGCTTGTGTTTCTTGTTGGATTGTGTTTAGTGTTTGTAACTCTTCTTGGGTTAAAACTTTGTTTTCTGTAACTGTTTCCATTTTATTTGTTTTATAGGGTTAATTTACGCCAAGCACTTCCGCTTCCAAAATAAAAATCTCCACTTGAAGAGAATGCAATAGCACCATTTGTAACTGTTGGGAGAGGGGAAGTTGGTTCAATAGTTAATAAATCTCTAGTATAAAGTGATCCTGTTATACCCGCTGTTACATTTAATGAGCCAGTTATTGTAGTATTACCGTTAACATCTAGTTTTGTGTTTGGGGTTGCAGTTCCTATACCAACATTACCTGACCCTGATATTCGCATACGTTCTACGCCGGCGGTTAAAAACGCCATACTGTCATCGGTATTATTATAATTTACCAATCCGTAATTACCTGTGGCTAATCCTTTTGAAAATAATACCCCAGCATTAGATGCAGTGGATGCGGCTAATTCTAAATAATTTTGTCCAGCTATATTCTCAGAATATACTACAGTCCCAACACCTCCACGTTTTGCAGTAGCTGAAGCAGATCCGGATTTGATATGTAATAATGCTAACGATGATGTAATACCAATACCGACGTTACCTGCGGCATCAATTATAAATGGCGTTGCATCTGGATTTGTGGAATCTTCAACTAGGAATGATGCTGATGTTGAGGTATTATTTACATGGAATTTAGCATTAACTTCAGTAGGAAGACTTACTCCGACCCCAACATTTCCATTAGCTTGTATTGACATACGGATTAAATTTTCCGTTGCAAATAACATTCTGCCTCCTATGGGTTGGTTAAATAATCTTAAATCTGTTGACCCAGAACTGCTGTATCCTAAATATCCAAATCGAGTTCCACCACTTTGAGGATAGAATTCTTGGAACATGTGATCTGTTCCTTCAAGTCTTAATATAGCAGGACCTCCGGAAACATGTAATTTAACGGAGGGTGTAGTTGTTCCTATACCAACGTTACCAGAAGCATCAATAACAAATGGTGTTGTATCTGGATTGGTTGAATCTTCTACTAAGAATGAGTTGCGTGTACCAACATTTGTTACATGAAGTGTTGCACTTCCGCTTTCAAGTGGACTAACTCTAGGATTTCCTATCAATACTTGACTGGCAGATGTAATATACATAGCCTGCGATATATTGTTAACAACAAAAGCAATACCAGCTGCCGTTCCTGCATTTAATCCTAGATTTCCATTGGAATTTAAGTTAATAATATTTCCGGAGCCCGGAGATATGAATGTTGTAGAAAAAGTTTGCGAACCAGATGTTATGTTTAAACTTCCAGATGATATATTTAAACTACCTGTTATTCCGTATGATCCACTTAATTGATTGGTATGTTCCCATACTCCAAAAGAGCCACTTTGTTTATATACCCAAAGATCTCCATAACTGTAAGATCCTGATTTGTATACAGAACTTAAATCTGAAAAATCAAGTGGTTGTTGTACAGCAACATATATAACACCACTTGTTCCAGGGGATGCTTTCACACATACACCTACAGGAATAATTTCATAGGGTGCTGAAGGGGCTGTATTTTGTAAGGCACCTGATGAGCCTGTTCCTACAAAAAGTGTATCACCATCGTTAAATACATTTGTGTTTAATCCTCGAACTAGACCTTGTGTTGTTACATATCCAAAACTACTATCTTCAATAGTGTGAGTTGCAACACCTAATATTTGGGTATCTACATTTATACTACCTGATTTGGCTATAGATTGTGCTCTTTCTATTGTAGGGGCATCACCTTGTGATCCTATAATTCTTACAACAGTACCATTTGTTACGGTTGTTCCCGTATTGTTTCTAACACGGGTCCAGTTTTCCTGTCCTACTTGTAATGTTACATCTGCTTCAGCATTATATACCGATAATGCTCCATCTACATTATCCCAAAACACACGACCTGATTTCCAAGCAGGTACAGCTGAGCCTGTATTAAAATCAATATAATCCACATTATTTATGGATCCAGACATTTGTAGGTTATTGGAATATGAAGCTGTTAGGGCATAGCTAGAGGAAATTGCGTTTAGAGCATATGATGCTGTTCCATGTAAAGATCCTGTTATGCTTGGAGCATATAATGAGTTTAATTCTGCATCACTACCTGAGGTGATGACTTTTTTCCAACTTGGCATATTATTTTAGTTTTTTTATTGTGGTTAGATACATACACTCATGCCGTGTATATGCCTACTTCCTTACGGCCAACAATAGTTTTGTTATAAATATTATATATATCGGAACTCTTTAAAGAACCAATCGTATTTTGATTTGATAAAATTGCATGTTTGACTTCCTAGTACTTCTTTGTATGTATTTTGTACTGGTTCTACTTTTTGTCTGATGTTGTGGTCACCATATATTCCATACACTTCATCATCCTCTACTGTAAGTTGTTCTACATTGTCAAAGTCGTGTTGGTATGTTGAAATATTTAAATATCCATAAATTTTATCCATAGTTTGTTGTGGGTTGGATGTTAAATCTTCAAATTTTACAAACAATACCTTTTCCCCTATTCCCTCATGCAACATTTGTTGGATGCGCTCAAATGCTAATCCAACAGGAGGTGTTGAAGACCATGTTTCTACACGTTTTTGTGTAGTTGTGTTTTGCATTTTTGAATGGTTAACAAAACCAGGATCTTTGTCAGGATTCTTTCTATAGTTTTTTTCCATAGAAGCATATATAGCTCTAGGATCCCGGACCATACATACAATTTTAGGTTCTGGGTAAAATGAGTTTAAGAATCCATAATGTATTCCCCATCCTCTTGACTTATCCATTACATATAGTTTGTTTGTGATTCCGTTGAAGAATCCAGACAATGCATATACGCAAAACGATTGGAATCCA